AGCCATTAAAGGGGTTATATCCTCTGACCCTTTTGCAGTCATGGGCTTCTTAGCTGCTTGTTTAGCTTGCCGTTTGGCTGGCTTTTTCGCGCTGACTTTCTTTCTAGACGGTTCGCTCATAATTTATTAAGTTAATACACTTCTATTGATACATTTGCGGTAAAAACGTAAAATTTATTTCATTTTCATTCATATTTTGACTTTCACTGTAACATTTTAGACCCCAATTTGCCAGCATTAATGTAGTGTAGTTATCTTTTCTGGCTCTATGTGCTGATGTGCTTCTCTTTAAATGCTGCGGTAAATCAAATGTCTGCGTACCTTTTGCTGTGGATTTTACCTCTACTAAGGCGCATTGCTTTTTGGTCGCGTATATTAAGCTGTCTTGGACTTCGATTAATTCTCCCACATTTTTGCAATCAGTTAAAGATAAATTTATCTTTAGGTTTGATTGTTTATCAAAGGCAGAACCATTTGCTGTGGTTCTTGAGGCAAACCAGATTTTTCTATGATCTATAGCTGCTTGTAGATGTTCATTAGCTTTTCTTAGGAAATCACTTGTGAAATTTTGTTTAAAGCAAATCTTGTGATCGGTTTTGTTTAAGTCTCTTTTAAATTTTCTTAGCTGTTTTTGATAATCCTGTCCTTCTTTAGCCGATTCGAAATCAATGAATTTTAAATTAATTCCAGCATTTACGAAATTTTCAGACTCATTACAACTATCTAAGAATTGGTAACCAGCATTATCGATAACTATTAACTCTATGTTAAAATTAGTATACAAATAAAACATATAGTTTATATGATCTTTTAAATCTCCTCCCGCGACTGCATAACCATGAACTAAAGTCCCCTCGTTGGTTTCACTATCTATCTCTAATAAAGACATAGCAAAAAAGTCCGAACTTGGACTATTTGAAAAAGAGGGGTCAATACCTAAAATATATTTACAATCAGATTTGCCTCTCATAAGAGTAGTTGGATTTTCTCCATCTGGAATTGTACATTCATGCATTTTCTTTGCGCTGAAATAAGAGTCAGAGCCGTCTGTAAATTGAGCACAGTACTCTCTGAGAAATGACGAATGAGAAGAACCTCCATCTTGAGCTTCTTCAATTATAGTTTTATCAATCATTTCTTCTGGTAAAGCCTCGTAACCCATCTGAGAAATAAAGTAGTTAGCATCACCTGATTCATCAGAATAAATTTTATTAACCCAATCTTTATAAGTTTTATATAAATTTTCAAAAGTATAAGAAGCTGAAGATAAGGCTATCATTTTAGAATTATTCTCAAAAACCATCCTATCTTCTTCTCCCATTTTACCTTTAGATATTAGATCATCTTCTATTTGTCTTACCTCTAGTCTTTCTTTCATGTTTTGAGGCGCAACCAAAAAAGGCATTAACACAGTGTTTACTAATTCTTCAGGTAACAATAAGAACTCGTCTAGTAAAAGAATGTTAGCTCTAAAACCACGAATCTTTTCACCGTTCAAAGGGATGGCTGTGATTGTACCGCCGTTAATTGACCACTCAAACTGATCGTTTCTTTTCGATGGTTTTGTGGAAAAAGCTTGCTGCAACAACTCTGCACCTTTTGAATTTACTAATTTTTCTAAATTATTAAAAATAAAACGAGCGGTACGAAAAGTAGGACCAGCAATTAGAATCTTAGTACCAGGATTAAAAATACACTGAAGGAAACAAAATACAGAAGCTATAAAAGTTTTACCGCAGCCACGACCCCAGACGCACATTGAAAAGTTGCGGTTCATCATACCTTTCAGTGTTATCTCTTGGAATGGAGCTAATTTAATGCCTGAGATAAGCTCAGTGGTTATCCCTAAGTTGGAGGATAAAAATTTAGCTAATGATATCTTAGCTTCTTTATCTTCTAGCGGGCCTTTTAAGCATGACAATTCTTCGTTTACGCTAGTCAGGCTCTTTTTATATTTTTCAGGGCAGTACCACATTTTTAATCATAAAATTCCGAATTAAGCCTTTGCTGGCTTTCATCTAAGTTTTCTTCGTAAACGTAATAGTAAGTGGCTAGAGATAGCCTAAATCTGTCTTCAGGGCACTCTAATGGAGTAGGGCAACCGTGATAAGATTCATCATCAGTGTTAAAAATAACCATTCTATTAAAGTCGGGAAGTATATCAACTACCTTCTCACTTCTGTCTTTGCTCCATAACTCTAAGTTGCCATTCCATTCAGGCAACCAATCTTTATTTAAAAAAAGCAAAACATTAATCTTTCGTGTCAGTAGGGTTTCTTTATTGTAGTTAAAATCTTTATGGATGTTTAATTTTCCGCCCCTAGCAGTGCAGTGAATTCCTCCTCCTATATTTAACGGATCATCAATTATACCTTTTATCCCTGTCAGGTTTTTTAAAAAATTTAAAAATTCAGCCGTATGTAATTGCCATAAAATTTTTTTAACTTGTGGTGGCATTTTAGTGGGGTCTTCGAGCCACCTTTTGTTGACTTGAAATTGATAATCTCTTTGGTTCCAATCTAAATCATCAATATTGTTTTGAATAGCATTGACGCAACTGTTTAGTTCTTCCTCGTTAAAAAAGTTGTCTACAACTAGGTGCGGAAAAGGGCTTGCGTTTTTATATTTATTTTGAGTGATAAAGTCCATGAGTCAAAGAATTTTCTTATCATAGGCTAACTGCAAGTCTATATCTTTATAAATACAATTACTAAAAAATATTTTTTCTATGACCCTAACAGACTCTTTCCTTCCGTCTACAAAAAGGAATTGTACGTGGTCATATTTCTGTATAATATCTCTTACTTTATGAAAGATAAAATCTGGAGTAACTTTTATTTTCTTTGAGATGTACGGAAGATAAGGAAAGGATAATGCATGTGTTAAAGTGTCTTCCACTACTATTATTAAGTTAGCTTCGTTTTCTGCGGCTCTTTCTATTTCCCTACAAAATCTATCGTAATTCATTACGCTTATGGTAGAAATAAAATCTGATAAAGACTTTCTTTCTATATAACAATTACATGTCAAGGTTTTGTCACTTAGAGCATAATCACCAAATTTAAGACCTTTAATTTCTGTTGGTATATTAAATTTCAAGGGTAACTGCTCTCTGCTGTCTACGTATATTTTTAAATCCTTGTCTAATAAAGTAGGATCAGCAGCGTAAGTTGAATTGGTTTTTATGTTTTTAAGTTTTTTGTACTTATTCTTAAAGCCTAATGATTTACAAAACTTATAATAATCTCCAACTTTTTTTTCGTAAGAAATTACAGAAGGTGACATAATGCTTCTAAGTTCAACCTGACAAGGAGAGTAAATTAAGTCCTTCTTCTCTTTTCTTTCTAATAATAGTTTAGACAAATACTCTTTTGCTTCTTCTTCCGAAAGCTTGTTTAACCAATTTATTTGATTCCTTCTACTGTTAAACTCGTTATTAAAGTAGTATTCTTTAGATTTGAATTTGATAATTTTCCCATCGTAAAGATCATACCGAGGATAATACTGTTGGTAATAAGCAGCGACTCTCAATTTATGAGCTTTTAGATGAGCATGAAGCTGTCGCTCTGTCTCAAATTCTTTATCGCAAACTTTGCATTTAAAACTCATACTTAAATTTCTTGATATCTTCTTTATAGACCCTAGATACTATTTCTTGATTTTTTTTAGTATAAAATTTTCTATAATTTGGTTTTTTTACTATAGCCCCCAAAGTTTCTAACTTCTCGTAAGGCATGTTTAACTTCTTCAGTAAGAGCTTGAAGTTTCTTTGAAGCGTCTCGTATTTTAATATGTAATCACATTTTATTTTATCTTCATTCTCCAGCCACTTCACTTGAGGCATTATCCATCTAGACTTTAATCTATTGTTTATATTAAAAACATTATCATAGGCTTCGTTTATAGATAAGTCTTCCCCTTCTATCTTATCTAAAAAGTTAGAAAAAGAAGTTTTAAACTTTAAAAACATTTTGTTGTCTAAGTAGTTATTGTTTTCATTGCTTAAAAATGCTTTGCCTCTTACCCAAGCTTTACCCCGTGAGTTACCATCGGTTGGGTAATATTTTCCATTTTCAGCTAAAAACTGATAGTATAAAACTTCCGCGTAAGACCATATGTACCAAGATACTAATCTGTCCCAAGGGTTTCTAACCACGGAAAATTTATAGTAACTTTCTGCATTAGGGTACCCTTGGAGGTACTCCTGCAAAGTAGCGTGTTGTGCAGTATGTAATTTTTTGATGTTTGAGTTTCCCTCAAAGCCAAAATAATTTTCTATACTAGAACCCCCAGTTCTTGGTATGTGAACAAATAATACTTTTTTCTTGTGTAGTATCATTAATTTAAAACCTCATCTTCAGATATGCCCATTATCCTAGCTTTAATCTCGTCCATACTGCTAAGATTTTCAACCTCATCTTTTATAGACTGCTTTCTAAGTTCAGCAAGATTTAACATTTTAACTCTAGACTCTTCATCTTTCCACAATTCAACTAAATTTAAAATGCTGGCATTTTCTTTTAGCTGGTTTTTAAGTCTATCGCTACGTTTTTCTTTTAAGCTCTCTAAAAGTTTTT